ACCAAAGCTGAAACCACGCTTGAACCCGTTGCCTGGCACGTAGCATTCGGGCGTAGCGCCGTACGGTAGCGGCGATTCCATACCGACCGCGAACGCGCGCGAGTTGGTGCTTTCGTACAGGTTGGCGTTGCTCGCCCCACCACCGGAGTTTGCGGTTATGGTCGGGTTAGCGGTGGCGATCGAGTTCGACGCCGACAGCGCGTCAACCGTGGTGCTCGGGATGTTCTCGCCAGTTCTCGGAGTGTTCGGTATTCCGGGCCTATCGTCGCCCGCCCATGCGCTCATGGTCATGAACGTAAAGGTCACAGTGAACAGCACCGCAACCCCTAACCACCACAAGTCCTTAGTCGAGCTTTTCACGCCGCGCTCCAATTCTTGTACACAGTCTGCCCTGCCTCACGTGAGGCTACCAAAAGCGAGCGTGCAGGGACAGAGATATTCGGTGCTAACGATACGTGTATCCACTGCCCGTATTCGTAGATGACCTTCGCAACGGGTAGTGAACTTGCCAGACCACGCACTATTTTGGCCGTGTGCTCGATGGGATGGTCTAGCGCAATGAAGTCTGCCGCCATGCCTCTAAGGTGGTCACTATTCGGCGCTCCACCGATAGCGAGATTGACCGCTTGGGGTCTAAATCCTGAGCTTATGTAAAGAGGACCGAGCGACGCGCGCAAAGGCTCGAGGACTTCGCCGCACAGATTCGCGAGGTTTCCAATGACACTTGCTGGAGGCGTCATGTCGATTCCATTCCGCGCGGCGTACTCCGAGCGCGTGAACTCGTGCAGGCGGAAGTGTTCGCTCAGTTTGATGGAGATTTGCTGGCTCATGCTGCGACGTTAGCCATAGCTTTCCACGTTCCAGGAGTTCCGGCCGTGGTGCACATCCAGCCAGAAACGCCCGCAGCGGCCACAGCGCTATTCATGACAATATCCCCCACTGCCCAAGTGCCTACCGTGGGAGCTGCGGTGTACGACAGCGTGCGATTACCATTCGCTAGCCTAGTCGCTACGTTGGTGGTTAGCGAATAGTCCTGAGTCGTGTTGTTAAAGCACTGATTATTCGCTTCGACAATATCGAAGGTGTTAGCTGTCGCGGCGTTGAAGTCCTCAACGAAGATGCCGCGCGTTTGTGTTCGTGAACCGCCGGCCCGTGTGTCAAAACACGAATTACCCGTGATTACGACGTCTGATATTTCCTCGGCACCAGCGGCGATCTGCGCAATCGCGATACCAAGCCCCGTGTTGTTGTAGACAATATTACTGGCTATTTGTACATGCTTAGTCGGCAGGCTATCGTCATTCGGGTCGGCAACGCGGATGCCACCACCGAGGTTCGCATAGACTATATTGTTCGTTATCACCGTTTGCGATCCAAGACAGAAGATGCCGTAGCCACCGGCACCTGAGACGTAGTTGTTAGAGATGATGTTGTTCCCGTTCAGTGCAACGGGAGTGAATCGCGGGTCTGCGCCGTTGACATAAATACCACTACCAGTCGAGTAGCTACCGCCACGAATACGGTTATTCGACACAGTACATTCGTCTGCCGAGATAAGGATACCGTAGCCGTAACTATCCTCGACGATGCAGTTAGTAATGGTCGTGCGCTTGCCGCCGGCTTTAAACCCGTACCATGCCTGCATCCCCGCCGAGGTATACAGATTCCGCACGATGCAACTATCGATCACGTTATCGACGGCGGCGTATGGGGTCACTCCATCCAGTAGCGTATGTGTTTCCGTTTTGAACCCCGCCGATGCGGTGTCCACGATGCAGTGAGACACAACGCAATTCTTGCTTCCAGCCGACAAATCGACGCCCATTCCGCCCAAGGTGGCGGCATCCTGCTGTAGCCCCATGTTGTAGAACACACAGTCATGGATGCGCCAACGGTCGGCTGAGTTGATGCCTATTCCGTGATCGCCTGCACCTTCAAAATAACAGTGCGCAATCTCGACGTTAGACGTGTATGGCTGTGAGTCCGGGTATCCCTGCCCGCCATACCCACCAATGGCCACGTTGTTGAAGTACAGAAACCGGCAGTCTGAAATCTTGATGTTGTCGTTGCTGCCGTTCGTCGAGGCTCGAAAATAAATCGCTTGCGTACCGTACTGGAGGATGCGCGGATCGTTGGCAAACGTACCGGAGGCGTTGCCATTGAAAGAGATCCCTGAGAATCGCACCCCCGTCACGTTGTCCATCCAAAACATGACGGGCGCATTGCGTGCAGTCCCGTTGTCGATCATCTTGAGTTCGGCGCCTTCCTCCCCGTAGATGCCGAGGTCGTCATGCACGGACGTGAGCCGGAACGAGTATTTATTGACGACATTTTCGTTCGTACCGGGAAACGTCCCTACACCCGTGACGCCAAATATCCCCTTCGGAATGAACACGTCGTGACCCGAATCACACGCCGTCTGAATCGTGACCGTCATATCGGTCACGCCTGGATCGATGTTCGCGCCGTAACGCAAGACGTGCCCTGGCGGGTAAGTGTAATTTTCTGGCGTCACGCTCGCGGCTGATTCTAAGGCCGTGATCGGGTAGTAAGGCTCCAGCAATAACGCATCGTCGAAGTCCACCATCGGCTCGAAGGTGCGATTGTTCTTGACCTTCCACGTTGTGGCATTCCTAACCTGAGTGCTCAGTCCGGTGTCGAGCTCCACCATGATCTGGCGGGTTTCGTAGTCGTTCGCGTTGGCAATGATTCCGTTACGAGTGCCGGGGATTTCAAACACCGCAGAATTAGCAGCCCCTACGCTCGTCCAGTTGATGACGTTGCGACCGTTGGTCAGGCAGTCCACACGATAACGAATCGTGCTAGGGGTACTGGCACTAGAAGTCGCACGGTCGCGAAACCAGGCATTAATCGTCGTACCCGAGCAAGCGTCTACCAGGGGTAACTCAGCTACGAGTGCGACTTGATCGGCCATTCGTCTTTATACGCCGTTACTGTAGACTGTGACCCAGCGCGTTCCCATCCAGACCAGTATCAGAAGATCGGTCGTGGAGTTGAACGTGTAGACGGTCGGGTTAGCGAGGATGTGGTTCGTGACACTGACAGTGGAGCTGTTCGACGAATTGCTCATGCGGATCGTCTTCATGAAGCCAGCGTATAGCCCGTTACCTAGCGTCCCGGTGACTGCCCCGGCTGTCGAATCTATGATCGTGCTCGGATTTCCGCCGTCGAGTGTGAACGTCCCCGTCGCGGTCTCCGGGAGGTACGCGTTGACGATGGTGCCGTTTTGCCCAAATCGAATGTTCGGCGTGTTGCCGTACGTGCCGACAGTGCCGTCTGTGATGACGATCTCGCCGCCGTCCGCTACTTGAACGTCTGCGGCGCCACCGGAGCCCGTAACTACGGCGTCTACCGCGTAGACCCGCCCGCCGTTCTCCGCATAGATTCCCACGCCTCCAACACCTTGAATGTCGATGGTCTTGGCCCAGACTTCAGCTGAGTCGCAGTAAATCCCGCGCCCACCAACCACTACGCTGCTAGGGATAACCACGTCCTCAGCATAAATCACCCCACCGTCAGTCGCTCGCATGCAATCGTTCGTCACTGCTCCGAACGTATTCTGACGAAAATTCACAATGCTCTGTTCGGTGGAGCTAATGCCGTGAACCGCAGCGTTAGAAATCACCACCACATCAGGCAGACGAGCATTGGCACAAACCGTTGAGTTTTGTTCGGCGGCAATCGCGTGCGTTCCGCCGTTGTTGTCAAAGACGGTGTTAGTCCCGCCGAACGGTTCCACGACTACGTAAGAACGACGGACGAGAAGCCCCTCGGCCCCTGAATCTGAGAAATCCGAGCCGTTCGCGTAGAGCGTTGAAGCTCTGGAAACGTAGACGTTAGCGTCCCCTGCGCCTCGAAAGTCGCCGCGCTCGAGATACGCACGGGACAGATGAGTGACCCACACGTTGTGCTGACCTGCACCGGTGAATACAGGTCGGTCTGCAGTCACCTCTCCGTTACGGTAGACGAACAGGTTACTGGAAGTGCCGCCGGCATTCTTGACGCCCTTTCCGGTTCCGTAGAAATTGATGGTTGAGCCTTCCTCTACACATAACGCCCCGCTTCCGACACTTCCAGATCCGCCGGTATCCTCCCCGTTACAGTCAAGCAAGATGCCCCACTGCGGCATCCGGCAGTTGACCCCTCGCATGAAGTAGCTATCCGGCGTCCATGACGAACTGAGAGTGACCTCAGCGTCTACCGAAGTGATGCGGAAGTGCGCGTAATCTCCATGCTGAATCAGGACACTCGTAGAAGGTTGGTGTGCGGAGTCGAATTTAAGCTCAATGATTTCGCCATAGGCTGGCCGCACAAAAAGCAGATCAAGGGCAATTTGCAGGGTAGAAATGTCGGTAGGAATGGCAACGGTATAAACCCCAGCCACGGCAGTGAATCCATAGCGCCTAACATCCCCAGGAGGGTACGAATAGATTACAGGCGTAACGACGGCAGCTATTTCCTCTGCCGTGATCGGGTAGTAAGGCTCAACCTGCAGAGCTTCGTTGAAGTTGGTCATAGGTTCGTAGATGCGGTTATTTTGCACCTTCCACGTTGCCGCTTTGACGGTTTGGGTACTGAGCCCCGCATCAATCTCGACGAGTAACTGTCGGGTTTCGTAGTCGTTTTCCTCGTCAATGATGCCGTTGAGAGTGCCGGGAACTTCAATCGTGGTAGAACTCGCAGGCGTGACACTCGTCCAGTTGATTACATTTTGCTTGTTTGAAAGGCAATCAACACGATATCTCACCGTGCTTGGAGTCACTGCAGCCGACGTGACTCGATCCCTAAACCACACCAACGAACGAGCACCGGAGTACGCATCGACTGCCGGTAGGTCGGGGACTATGGATATCTGCTGGCTCACAGCGGATAGGAAATGGTCCAGCCAATAGCAAGCCCCTTGGCTCCTGGGTTCGTAAAGCCGGAGGCAGACAGCGTTGTCCCCATCGAGAACGTGATGGTCGTCGCGCTAGCGACGATTTGCGCTGCGCCCTGCACGTTGATGCCGTTGTCATGAACCAAGCTATTCGCCCACACACCGACAGACGGCGTACATGCCGCTGGCAGACCGGTCATAGTGAGCGACGTGGCGTTAGACGTCCCAGTGAGCGCAGCGGCAATCGACAGCGTGCAAACCTTGCCAGTGCCGTCAGAACTGCCGAAGATCCTATAAGTCACAGTTCCGGTCGGAGGCGTCGCGTAACCCGTGAGCGTTCCGGTGAAACTTCCCGAAGCGAACGTAGCGGAGTCCGCAGCATCCACCACCACATCATCGACCTGCCAGATTTGCACATCGGCTGAAGTGGTGAACTTCACGCGATAATCGAACCCCGTTGAGGGATTGCCGTATACCAGCGTGTCGAGATAGCCTTCGGAGTTGAGCTCGACAGGATTCGAGTTGGCAGTGGTCAAAGCCGAATCGGTGTAGGTGTCCTGCGCTGTCGCTGTGCCGGTCCTTGAAAAGTAGAGCTTGCCACTTGGCACAGCCGCGCCACCGTCTAGCGGGGCGTAACCAACGGGGAACAGTAGAGCGCCAGTGGCCATTATTGAGACTCCTGCGGGTATCGCTGCTTGATCCACTCCATGAGCGGCGCCACGGACCCTGCGGGTAATTGCCCGGCGGCCGGCACAGCTTGCTGTGGCTGTCTCAGTAGCTGATTCTGTGCCACTCGGTACGGGATGGCGGTAGCTAGGTTGCTCACTAGGTTCTGTGCCTGCAACATGCTGCGAGGGACTGTGCCGGAGTCGGGGACTGTGCTCGGCAGTACGGACCTTCCAGCCTCAGCGAGCTTGACTAGGTACTGATCACCACCTTGCCCGTAGATTCTCATTGCGCGGTTGGACTTGTTCGCAATCGCGTTGGAAAGTTGTAACGGCATGATGTGTCGCTCGACGCCCTTTCCGACTGCTCCCTCGATAATTCGCAGACTGCGCCATCGCTCAATCGCGTTATTGAGCGCTACCCGTTCGGCCGGGTATGACCTCTGCAAAGCCCCTAACATGGCGTCCTCGAGATCGTCGGCAATCTGCCCAACATCGGGATTTGAAGACAGCTTGCTCAAGTGCGAGCGAATGCGAACGAACTGCTGGCCGTTGATAACTCCGTTCTCGTCAACCGCTTTCAGCAAATCATCAATGTTTCGCTGCACGACTCCATGACTACTCTCTGGAACCTCGCGCAGCATATCGTCGGCAATCGACGCTATTTCGGTTTGCAGCACGTCGTCAAACTTCGCACCCTTCGCTCCAATGCTATTGAACACGGCGCCGGTTCTGTTTTTCGCAGAGAGCATCGCCGCTTGGCTTGCTTCGTCTGAGTTGATGCCCACACGCCGAAGAACCGCTCGCGTGTAGTCCTTGAGCTGATTGACGGTGAAAGCCTGTTGCCGGCCGGCGGTAGCAGGATGATTCTGTGAGGCTGTACGTACTGCGTTCCACGCTGGCTCGCCGGTCGCTTGCGCTCGGTCGAGTCTCACACCAGCGTTCTCGAGCGTCGCTGCGCCCGGAGCGGCAGCAGTCGAAGCTCTCAACGGAATGGCAGCAGGAGCTGGATTCTTTACCTGCGGAACTGGCAATCGTGATCCCATGACCATTTGCCCGAGAACATCGACCGTCTTCTCAGCAGCCCCCTGCGCCCGAGGAAGCCTTAGCGCATCAAGCCCGCGACCGTACATCGACGATGGCAGCTCGTAGTTACCACCGCCGATTAGGTTGCGCGCCGCCACACCAGCATCAGCCGCCATCAGCGGTATAGCACCCACTGCCTCGGCCCCCATTCTTGCAAAACGTCCTAGCCCCCGGTTGATCCCCTGGAACTGTTCAGGCTGCGTGCCTACCTTGCTCAGAGCTCCTCGCACGCCTTCAAACGCTGAGGGCCGCTGTGCAGCCGTTTGTCCGCCAGCATCAGGAAACTGCCGTAACACTTCGGCGCGTACCTGCTCGTCTGAGGCTCCTTCTGGTCCCTCTATCTCATAGGACTGCCCGTTAGGCGCTTTGATTCGGTATTTCGGCATCAGGGCACCACGGTAGCTTTACCCCATTCACCATTCTGTACTGGCCTTTGCTGCGGCAGCTCACTCCTCGTTGGCGACGGAATTGAGGTAGGAGCCGCTAGCTTGGCTTCGATGATCGCGTCGATCATCTGCATTTTCGATGCAACAGTCTCCGGGTGATCTGTACGCTTCGGGATCATATCATTCAGTAATTGCTGATCCCGGTCGGTGAAAACGCCCTCGCCAGCCGAGCGAAATAACTGCTTGAGAACCGGCGACACCGCTGCTATGGCACCTTCTGCAATTTGCTGTCTAGCGGTGATGGCTGGAATCAGCCCTTGAACAGGCCCTGTGCTCGTTCCCGCCAAGCCTCTCAGCAATCCCTCACGAGCAACACGCCAAACGCCTAGCGTGCCCTCTCTACCTACCTGCTCTTTTTGCAGATCCACACCAGCAGTCGAAGCCGCTCGAGCCCACGATTCAGCTCCGACGCGCTCGGCTGCAACGTCAATCTCCTGCTCTGCCGAGGTAATCGGCGTAACTGTCCCGCTTCGCGGGTCAAATGCACCCTTGGCGCCGCCTGACTCTACAAATTGCATCGGGTTTCTAGCGCGCTCGTTGGTTCTCACTAAGTTCCCATCAGAAGTAACGTAGGCAATCGTGCCGTCCTCGAGCACTTGCGTTGATTGCACTCTCGACCGTTGATCGTAGTCAGTACCCATCGCTCGGGCCCAGTCCTGCGACTTCGCGCGGATCGAGTCGTCCGTTTCTCCTTCAGGAGTGAACTGCGGCAGGCCGAGCTCCTGCGACACCGCGGCCCAATTCGGACTGGCGAGCATTTGTGCAGCGGCTTGTCGCGGAGTCGGGGATTGCGCAACGGCCGAGAAGTAGTTCGCTGCGATCTTCTGCGCGTTCGCTCGCCGTGACTGCGATTGGTTCTGCTCCGCGCCAGAAATCACCAGATCATCCATGCGGTTCTGCTGCGGCAGACGTTGCGCAGTGTTCTTCGCTATGGCATCAGTGGAAATCTCGCGATTGATCTGCGCGGGATCGGTCGCCCGAATGCCTTCATACCAGTTATAGGGAAGCGGCATTTATCCTCCCTGTCTACGACGGTAGAGCCAGCTAAGCGAGTCGTTCAAACCTTGGCCTATTGCTCCATAGCGGTTCGCGATACCCGAAGAACGGGACACGCCTTGGTTAGCCATCGCGTTCCCAATGTTGCCCGCAGCGTTCTGGCCGAACTGCCCGACGTTGGTTGTGGCTGTCTGGCCTAGACCTGCAAGGTTCGATTGCTGATTCCACCAGTTGTTGTAGTCCTGCTGAGCTAGGCCGGTGTTGTAATCGGTCAAGGCCCGCAGAGCATTCCCAGAAGCCGCACCACCTCGAGCCGCAAAGCTGTTGCCAATGTCCCGCTGCCCTTCGTTCCGCGCCCATTCGTAGCCAGGGGAAGCGGCAAACGAATCCTGGGGGTTTTGCAGGTTACCCAAAGCCCCCTGCCCCGCGGTCATCCACGGCATCAAGTCCTGGCGGTTTTGGTCGTACTGCCGGCGCTGTTCGTCGATGGCTCTCTGTAAAGCATCGGACTCGGCATCCGCGGCCTGATTCGCCCCGTAAGCCCCTATAAGCGTTTGAGCCCCTTGGTTGATGTAGGGCAGCCAGCGGTTAAGCCAGCCACCGGACGCGGCTCCAGACACGGCAGCCGGAATGCCACCGGTCATAGAGCCCATACCCCCACCAGCAGCAGCACCAGTGGGAAGCCCGGCCGCCGTCGTGGGTGCCGCTGCTCCATACGCGGCATTCGTTCCTGATACCGTCCCGGTTCCTGAGAGCGCGTTAGCCCCGCCAGCGCCAGCAAGCCCTAGGCCCGCAGCAGACCCCACAGCGGGCACGGCGCCGGTTAGTGTCCCAAGACCGCCCCCAGCAGCCCCTGCGGCGCCAGTGGGAAGTCCTGCCGCGGTCGTGTAGCCAGCCGCGGACCCTGCTCCACCGGCAGCAGCTCCGCCCAGCGCACTCAACCCCATCCCTAAACCGAGCCACGGCCCTACGCTCTGGAATTGTGCAAGAAGGGCATCGCCAAAGTTGTACCGCCTCCCGCCCGGGTTCGCCGCCGCGTCTGCGTCCAACTGCGCTTGTGTGAAGCCGTAACGCTGTTGTATTTGCTGCGCTAGCTGCGTATCGCCGTTATGCAGCGCTGTCGTCATGTAGCGGAACGCGGACTCAGGAGGTACTTGAATCGTCCCGGCCGCTATCTGATGGAGAGGGTCTTGAGCGTCACGCCCTGCCTGATTCTGGGCCATGATCTGCGCGTACTGCTGCTGTGCTTGAGCAAGTACCTCGGGCGTCATCGGTCCTTGATAGCCGGCGGGGACCGTAAATGGATCGGGTCTCGCCTGCGGGAGCGGCGTCGCGGGGTTGTACTCGGTTGGCACAGAAGGAAATGGCATTTCGTTACCTCACTTCGCGTACACGATGAGCCAGCCAGTGGGGAGTCCTTTGTTACCTGCCGCCGTGAAAAGTCCGCCGACTCCGGCTTGTATAAAGGCCCCGCTCACGGTCATCAACGTAAATCCCAGCACGTTGCTACTGGTAATCGAAAACTGCCCCTCATACGCTCCACTGTTATCAATCACGATTGTCTGTCCGATGATGCTGTTGTCCGGTGTGATCGCATCAGGCAAGTTAGTGATTACCATTGTATTAGCGTCTGAAGTTCCGACGATCTGTCCGGCTGTGTCGTTCCACAAAACGACAATGGCGCCGAAGTCGTAGTAGCTGATATCTCCGACCGGAGCTACAGAAAAGCCCGTCCACGTCGGCGTGAACGATCTCTCAGTGCGATCAGCCTGTATCCCGCTCTGGGTCGCGAACGTAGCCCACATACGGTCATCCATATCTCGCGGCAAAATGCGGCCAGGACTTAGCGGCATTACACCCTCCCGCCCCTGACCTGTAGCTGCGTGTCCATCACTGTGACTTTCACTGGATCGCTCACCGCCCCCCGGTACACCCTCGCATCCGACGAACCCAAAGCAGACCATGAGCACCGCTGCGAGTACTTGCCAATCTTTCCTATTTTGCGATTCGGTAACGATAGCCACGTTCTACCCCCGTCGTCCGAAGCGTCGAGCATGATCTCAGGATCACTCCCCGGATCAACGGTGTTTCCGACTCCACGCTCCACCATCATGTCTAGACGCTCATGATACGCCCGTGTGCCATCGGCATAGACGGGTTGGTAGGTCCATTCCATCCGCAGCGTTGAATCCAATTCTGTGTAGACCGTTGGATCAAGCTCGGCGATCACGTTTGAAGTCGTAGAGCCGACTAAAACTTTCCCAGCGAACTGAACCGGGCTGCCCCAGTTCCACGTGGAACTGCCGTAGGACTGGCGCTCGTGCCACAGTTGAGTGCCCACGTCGTAGACGAAGCATCCCTCGGTCGCTCGGAGCACATAGAACAGGTGGCCGTCTTGGGTAAAGGACGAACCTCGAAGGCTCGCGAGCGTTACGGAATCCTTTAGCCACTGTTCAATCGCGTGCGTCGAGACACGTGCCGGCGTCAGTCCATCTAACCGACGAACGGTGTAATCGCTGGCTACCCAAAAGATCGAGTTATCTAGCTTGGCTATGCTTTTCCCGTTCAAACATCCCAGTTCAATAAACCCGTTGATGGTCCGCTCGAACGGAAACCCCGAAACCCCCGTATTCTCCCAAAGCTCGCAGGACTTCTCGCCCGCTAGGAACACTTGTCGGTGATCGACCTTCATCCCGACCAAATCG